GTCACTGATATTGTGCAACCTGCACTGTTGTTGCAGAATTGAGTAAGCGCATAGCTTTTGTCTGTGTTGGCACTTTGTTCAAGTGTCAGTGTTGTGCTGTAGTTTCCATCCAAATACACATCACTGTAGTGTTTGCCATTGCCGTGTTGTATAATATCAACTGTGTTACCTTCATTGTATAATCTATTGATACTGTATTTGTCTCCTGTGCTGCCCTGATACACTTCGATATCGTTGTCGTCAGCAAAAACGCCTACCAATGCCATGTGCATGCCGCCACTGTCTGGATTTCTTTGTCCAATCTTCACTGTGTTGTCGTCGCTTTGTATATCAACCAGTGCAAAATGACCACTGTATTCTGTGCTGTCACTGCGCACACTCCCGCCATATGTGTCACTGCCTTGTCTTACTTCAACATAGTTACCGTCGCCATCCCATTTCCATATGGTAATAACATTGTTCCATACACCATCACTGTGTTGTTGATGCACAACAAATTCATTGTTGTCGCCAGATATATCACTGTAACTGCTGTCATATTCTTTTTTGACCACATTGTTGCCGCCGATTTGATCCACTTGCATAACGAAGTTGTCACCAACTTGTGTGACAGTGATTTCATTCGCTGTGCTGATTGATGGTGATAGTGCTGTAGCCGCCATAACCAACACGATAGCCATACTCACTGAAATACTCTTGATGCATGTCAATGGTGTATCCTCCTCCGTCGTCTAAATGTAGTTCAAAATAGTGCAGGTCTTGTTCCTTGCGCTGCACAATGTTTTTGGGTGGATCTTCATCATACACAATTTGTGTTTCAGGATCTAGACCCATTATTCTTGTGGCAAACAATTCGCCAGCTTGTGTATTCAGTTCATCCAACCACTTGGCAAGTATTTCCTGCAATGCTTGTTCCATAGCATCTACCCATACTTCTCTCAAAAATGTCATGTTGTCCAAATCTGTAACCCATATGCGTTTGATACTTTCCACCAGTGGATCGCTGTCCAACTCATCAAATGCTAGGAAGTCAATGTCCAACAGATCTGTGCGTGGAGTAACTCGTTCTAACTCTTCATCATAGGGTTGTGTCTTGCGCACAATCAACATTGCTCGCAGTAGATCACTGGGCAATGGCAATATCAAAGGTTGTGCAGGTGCTTGCCAAGGATTAGGAACCACTGTGGTTTGGAATGCTTGATTCATTATCACTTGCCCTACTTCACTCTCTACTGCAATCTCACCTACAACACATGCTCCACTGGTATCGCAACTTGGCAACAGTGTGATCATACTGCCGCCTATCTCGTCTATGATCATCATGAAGTCTGTGCCTCGCACATTGATTGTTGCACTGGGTGTGCGTATGCTTACTCTTTGTCTTGAATTCTTTGCTATTTGTCCGCTTGCATATCTAACTGCGCCCAGTGTTGCTCGCATGGTCAATGCACCGGTTTTTGTGTTTGGATCGTATACAAATTCATCTATAACCATGCGACTGTGCTCAGTTACATCCACACGGGTATCATCCACAAATTCCAGCTGCCATGCGCCGTTTTGTGTGGTAATGGTGTCTTGCATTTCTAAATCTGTGCCAACAGCACCGTCGAAACGCTCGGTATCTCGTTTGATCTGTCCTGGGCCAGTTGAAGCTGTAATTTCTCCTACACTGGCCCAAGCAGTTGTTGCACAAAATATTGCAACGATTGCAATTCTAAACATCAGTCGTTTTGATTAATTTTCACATCTGCATCATCGCCGTCAAACGTAGCATCTATTGTGCTATCATTTAAACCTGCTTGATCTATATCAAAATAACCACCACCGCCAGTGATGTCTAGTGTAATGCTGTGACCTGCTACGCCACCTTCACTCTGATCAATGTCCACATAGTTACCACCTGCACTGGTGCTGAGACTTGTTACCAAATCACTGTATGTAGTTGTGCTTGCTGTTCCTATGTTGTCAATGCTGACTGTGATGTCGCTGTCTGCACTGTTGCTTGCGACATCGACGACATTGCCGTCACCGTCTACAGTGAACGCTGCAACCATGTTCTCAACATCTGAGCTTTCGCCTAGATAGATTTGAAAAATGTTGTTGTCACTGCTGCCTGTATCATTGCTGCCCACTGTGATGTTCACTGTTACATCTTCACAGTTCACACCAGCTGTAGCATCACAGGTTAGGTCAACTTCATTGCTGTCACCCGAGAATGTCCAAGTGCCAGTGTAGTTGTTGCCTTTGATGATTGCGTCTATTTTGTTGCTATCACCAGTTTGTGTAATAGCGAAAGTCATACTATCGCCGTCTAGAGTGAGGTCGGTTGTAGTATCACCTATTTGGTTGCCGCTGCCTGTTTGTGTTAAATCCAAGTCTAGATTGTCACCTACTTGATCAATGTAGATTTCATTTGCATAACTCAGACCTGCCCACAATACAGCCATTATGGCTAAGATCGATCTTTTCATGATTTTGCCCTCAAATTGTGATAGGCGTCCCTATCCTGGTATTTACCTTTTGGATTTCATTCTTTGAAGTTCCAAAGCCCTTTTCTAACACCTTCGTATACCATTTCTATCACTGCTGCTTCAATAACTGCCCTTACAGCATAGTTTGTGGGCTCATTCACACTGTAACCTGCTTCAGTTTCCAACGCTTTTGTGCCCATGTCAAGAAATGCAAATGCATCTGCACTGCTTCTGTAACTGGCTATGGTTTTCTGTGTTGCCACACTCATCAACACTCTCCCTGTGCTAACACTGACCATGCGCATAGCCACTGTAACTGTGTCCACACGATACTCCACTGCACTACCTATGTTGAAGAACCTTGCACCTGCACCACCTGTGCTGACATTGCTGTCATAACCAACAATGCCGCCTTCCAATATCAGTCCTGCAAACTTCATTGGTGCTAGGTTTCTGTCCACACCTTGCTCATAGTTTTCTCGTGTGCTGCGGATCAACTGGCGTTCTTTGATAACATTGTCCATGCCTGTGCGTTCTACAACTTCAAACCATTTGCCGCCACCTGCTTCCAACAGTGCATCTATTACCCATACTTCTGCGCCTTGTGTTACTGCACTGCTCAAACTTGCCATGTTGTCTGCTGGCTTGCGCTGTCCTGTTTTGTCTGAAAAACTGTATACACCAATGGTCATTGTTGGCCCATCCAATTCAGGCAAGTTGCGCAAATTAGTAACCTGTGGATTTTCCTGCACAGTGGGTTCAGGGCTCAAACTTTTTGGCACTGATTTTGGTATCCAACTGCAAGCTGACAATGTGGTGACGAGTAATAATGCTAGTAAGTGTTTCATTAGAAAGTAAAGTTCCCTGGTCCTGGTATAGTAACTTCTGTGTAACTGCCATCAGCACTTGCTATGGTCAGTGTTATTTCTCCGGTTGCGGTGTCTTTTTCCCATGTAATGGTCGCACCTTCTAATTCTGTTGTTCCGCTGTTTGCACACTCTACATCTGTGCCAGTGCCACAATCTTGGAACATGCTGTCCACCAACTGTTTGCTCAATGTGGCATAGATTCTGCTTTCCAAGTTGCGGATAAACTTGTTCAGCACTGAATTTTCTTCTTCTCTTTCCAGTTCTTCTGCAATGCGCTCTGCTTCATCTTCAAGTTCTTCTTTGCGTTGTGCCTGTAGTTGTTCTATGGCAAGCACATGAGCACTGTAACCTTGCCCACTGAATGCTGGATTTTTGAATTTGTGCACTAGATCAGCATGTGCTGCTGTTGCTGCTAAAATGATGAGGATTGTAAGTATATTGCGCATACTGCTATTTAGCAGCTTTGCCTTTTCTAGCCATTGTAATTTGTTTTAGGCCTGCTTCTTTTTCAATGTAGTTTCGAATATATCCAGTGCCTGCCCTGTACATACGAATACTAAAGAATGGTGTTTTAGTTTTAGCATCAATAATAGTGATCTTTGGTAGTTTTATACTAGGGTCACTTTTAGCAACGCCTTTTTGTACAATTACATCAAAGTCCATTCCCATATCAAACAACTTGTTTAAACGGCTAAAGTCTAATACAAAATATCCTTTTTCATCAAATTGGATAAGATTTACATTATCGTCATTTAGTGTCGCAAAAAATTTGATTCCGTTTATAAACTTTTCTAAGAATGCTTTTTCTTTGTCAACATTTATTCCAGCTAAATCCTGTTTAAGTATTTTTGCTGCTTCGTCATAAACTTTTTCATAAGCATCTTCGATACGAGCACTTTTGGTGAACATGTCTTTTAGTGGAGAAACATCTACACCAAATTTATCCCACATAAATTCTAGTTTTTCAAATCGTTTTTCTAGTGTGTCACTTGCTTTGCCACCACCAACTTGTCCAAATTGCTTGACTGCTCCAACTTTAACACTTTGCCCATATTTGATTAGTTCTCTGATAGGCTGTCCGTTTTCATCTTTGTAAATCAGTTGCACATCAGTCTTTGTTCCAGTTTCATCACTGATACCATCGGAAATAATATCAACACTGTCAGGTCTTTGATTTTCAGCAAATAATTTAGCATAGCGTGGAATAGTTTCGTTATTGACAAAAGCAACAACACTGCGCACAATGTTACCCATCATAGCATCAATCTTTTTTGTGTTTTTAAGATCTGCATAAGGTTGTGGTTTGAGTTTCACAACCAATTCAAAGTTGTCTGTGATATCACTGTTTGATTCTTCAGCATTTATTACAACACTACCACCTTGAGGTGTGTCTGGTAATTTTGCTATAATGTTATATACATCTTGTGGTGTAATATCTTCGTTTGGTCTATTTACTAATCTAGCCATAGTTGCTGCACCATAAATGCCTTCGACTATCTCGCCTTTGTTTGCGATGCGTTCCTGTGGTGCTTTGCCTGTTGCTGCGGCTTTCATATCAGCACTTTTATAAATATCTACAAATCTTACAGTACCAGGTTCGCCGTCAATAGTTCCTTGTATCGGTGCTGTTCTATCAGTAATTTTTTGACCTTTGTTAGCAATAAATGTACCCTTGTCACCACTTGCACCAATCAAGAATTCTGCACCTTGATCTATCATTGCATTGACAGTGTCCATATATTTGACATCTGTCTTGCCACTTAAACTTGCTTCTATGATTTCTGTATAACGCATATTATTATTTATGCGATATCAGGGAATAAACATTCCTGTACGAACACTCGCACATCTTCTTCATCCAGTCCTAAGCTGGTCATTGTTTTAGGAGTATGAGGATTTTGTTTTTGATAATGTGCATAGCGATTCTGAGCATCTTTGCCTTCTTGTTCATCGCCTACAAGATTGTATGTGCTAATATAGCCCAAGTAATTATCAATACTTTCAAAACTCAATTCAACAAGCTGCTCTAGTTCTTCTGTACTGTTTACATTACCTGCTGCAACCATGTGCTCTGTAAAGATGGCTTTTGCCCACTCTGGTAGTTCACGAGGCTTGCGCCATTCTAGTTTGCCTACTTCGTCACCGAATGCTTCGATCATTTCATTTGCTGGATTGCTGGTTGGTGAATAATCATGGAAGTATCCTGTAATTTTATTTTTGCCTGCAATTACATCTAAGCCAAAGATAGGACCGTCATTGTGCAAGTGAGGAAACACACAACAATGCATCATCCATAAACCTTTTGTGTCTCTTGCATCTACAACATCAACGTGTGCCCGTCTGTAATCTTCGCTGGTCCAAACTCTGTTGATCCATCCAGGTTGATTGAACCTATCCATGCCAGGTTCTGCAACTTCAGTACCAGTTGCATCAAAACGTTCAATCAGTCTATCTTGAATTCTAATCAAGGTATTCCAAACTTCACTCATCATCTAACTCCTCAAAAAGTTGCATTGCATATTCAAAACAACGATTGGCTTCGTCTGCCATTTCATCTTTCAACATGTTACGCACCAGCAATTTAAGTTCTTCTACATTGTCAAACTCATACATCTTACCTGAGCCAGGATTGCGTTTTTTAATCATTTGTCCGCCGTACATGTCTCCGAAGTGTCTCACATAAATGTGTGCAAGCAAATCGTCTACATTGGTCATTTTCATTACATAAGGCACATAGTCGCCTACCACAGGACACAACAAATCAGGGTCACGTTCAATGTTATATTGTTCTTCAAGTTCAGCCATATCTTCTTTGATCGCTGCTGCTCTTGCAATGCCTTCGATACCGTCTAGCACACCATTGTTTGTTGCTGCTGTTTCTAATGCACTGTACATTACATATTGATTGAAAATATATCTGTGATATTCAGCAGGTTCCATGCCTTTTAACAATTTACGTGCATGTTCTGTGCGTTCAGCTTTGCTGTGGTTTTCCCAAGTAAGCTCTTTGAGTTTGCTCATTTATTTTCCTCTAATGTAATTCGCAGCGGAAATCCGTGTTCTTTACATAGGTTTTGTGCTTCTATTGCTTTTTGCTCTGCAACTTCATAGAAGTATTCACCTACTACTCCGCTGCCCTCTTCATGAATCTTCATAGTTAAACTATGCGCTGTTGTCTCACTGTGTCTAAAAATTTCTATCATCAACGCCACTACAAAGTCCATTGGCGTCTGATCATCATTCAAGAATATAACCTTAAATGTGTTAGGCTCTTTGATTTCAATTTTGATTTTTTCGTCTATTTCTACATTTACACTCATATTATATTCCTTAAATGGGGGGATGTTACTCCCCCCTAGACTGTTAGCCTTCGATTGTTTCATGCACAGAACCATTGAAGTCTTTAATTTCGATCTTCTTTGGTTTTTGTGCTTCTGGTACTTCACGCACTAGATGAATATTTAACATTCCTAGTTCTAAAGTAGCATTGGCTACCTCAACATGTTCAGCTAATGTAAATTGCCTACGGAAATTGCGTCCTCCAATTCCTTTATGTAGATAATTAACTTCTTCACCACCTTTTGGCGCAGTACCTTCTACAGTCATTACATTCTTTTCAACTGTAATGTCCAAGTTGTCCATGCCAAACCCTGCGACTGCAATACTAATCATGTATTCGTCTTCGTTCATTTGTACAATGTTGTAAGGTGGGTACCCGCTTGATTTGCTGTTTGCAAATTCTCGTGTCATTTCATCAAAGATTCTATCGAATCCAATTGTTGCACGATGTAGGTGAGGTAAGTCTAGAGTTGTTAATCTTGTCATTTCATTTCTCCTTTATAAAGCAAGATATGTATGTGCCCATTTTGGCGCACAATTTATTTATACAATAAAACTCTATTGTACAAAAATTCGGACCAGTATTCATAACCTTTTGCATTTGGATGACCGTCTTTACTAAAGTACTTTAAGTTTACTTTATTTGCAATCGCTTGTCTACCAAAAAGTTTTTGCACAAACTTGGTGCTATCAGCAACATCACCACTCATGTTATTATCACCTTCGAGATATGAACGCATAGTGGTAGTTGTCACAACATCATCGTAGTTTATAAAATCATAGTGTGTTTGAAACAATGAAAGGTCATCAAAACTAATAAACGTAAGATGTGGAATATTGTGTGTATAACAATAATGCTGGAAACTGTGTATCAAAACATTTGTTTGAAATTTTATTAAATTTTCATTGTAATACTTTGACATGTAATTTTTATCAAAATCGCCGCCGTATAATGTATCACCGTTTTTGCCTACAGTTCTACTGATCGCACTCAATCCAAAAATTGCTAAACTATTTTTCTGTTTAGGTTGTTGCAAGAAACGTTCGTACTGTTGCCAGTTACTATCGCCTTGGCCTCCTAGGTTAGTATAAGAACAGTTGAGTTGCGAACTTAATCTGCCAACCCAACCATCCTGTTGTGCTTCATCGTCTGTACCTTCGGTCCAACTGCAACCTAAGGCATACAAATGGTTTACCATTTATCAGCGTCTTTTGCACGTTGTCGTTTGTAACGACGAATCGCTGCTTCTTTTTCTTTGCGGCGTTTGGTGCCTTTGGATTCATAGTACTCACGTTTACGTAGGTCCTGTAGAATACCGTCTTCAGCAATTTTCTTTTTAAATTTACGCAGTGCCTTGCCTAAGTCATTGTTGTGAACTTCTACAACAAGACCTCTAGGACCGTCGTCATTTTTCTTAAATCTAGCCATTTATTCCTCATTTAAGATGTTTTGTAACCAATAGACATCATATATCCTATTGGCACTTATTAGATTATACGGTGTAAGTTGATCATTTGTCAAGTAAAAAGTTTTTGGATTTGCCATTATAAAACTAGCAAAGTTTCTTACAAGAGTGCCGCTGTTGTCCAAATCGAGCACAGTGATTTGTGCTTGTGACATAATGTCTAATACCCATTCAATATCGTTACTAGCACTGTCATCAAACAAGTAAACATTTACTTCCTTGCGTGATTCACGCAACATATCACTCAAGCCCTGTCTAGTTTCGCCATTTGGATTGATTAATAGTATAGTGAATGTGTTGTTAAAAAGTTTATCTGGAGGTGTAATCAGTGTTACATCAGTCATTTGTTTCCCACGGTAGTTTTTCAATCTTACCCATTATATAGTCACGTTTGATTCTTTTCAACTGCACATCTGGATTTGCTGCTTTCCACTCACGCTTTTTTAAAAGCAGATTTTCGTCTGCTTCCTTTAATTCTAGCTCAAGTCGTCTCGCTTCTTGCTGGGGTTCAAGAACTCTTGTGGCAGGCATTCCTCCATCAGTGCCGGTTCCAGTTGGTTCATACATTGCGGCATAGGCGTGCATGTCTTCTTCACTGGTGTTGGTATCGTCGGCGTTGGTTTCTGCAGATCCGTTGTCTTCACTTCCGGATTGTGCATGTTCATCATGCTGATGATCATTGCTTTCATTGTCATTGAATTTCTCCTCGGAGCCTAGCCGATGATGCTCCCGTCTGCGCATCTCGAATGTGGCCTGGCTCGCAATCAGCAGGAGGACTGCCAGTGGATCGAATACAAAGATTATTACAATTATTACCCATCTTACTGCTTCTTCCAATACATCCTTATCTGCATCATCATAAATGAACTCTGCTAGATATTTTACCGGTCCTACTTCTGCTTCTAATTTTCTATACTCTGCTTGAAGAGCATACTTGTTTTCTGTTAGTTTGTCAATAGAATTATTGGCTTCTATTATACGCTGTGTCTGTTCTTCTATTACGGCTTCCACTGCTGGATCTTTACCAACAGTCAAGTTGTCTCGTAATCTTTGAATTAATTCGTTGCTTGCTGCAATTTGCGCATCTGCACTGGCTCGCAAATCTTTAATGGTTTGTCTAGCTGCATTGATGCGTGGATCATCTGCTTGGCGTAGTGCTGTGATCGCTTCTTGTGCTGTTGCTCTTGCACTGCGGTTAGCAGGTATGTCTGTGTTAATTACTGTGTCAATCTTTGTTTGAATGCTGTCTTTTGCAGTCTTTGCATCTGCAATAGCGTTTGTGCGTATTGCATCAATAGCATCTAACAAGCCTTGTTTGCGCTGTAGCACTGCATCAGTTTGGTTGCCACGCAGATCTTTTACTTGATCTGTCAAACGATTTCTTTCAGCATCAAGTGTTGCTTGTGCTTGTGTGCGCAACTGTGTCTCTTGTTCTTGCAGTTGTGCAATACGATCCTGTTGTGCTGCTACCCAAGTTTCCAATGCTCTTCTAGTGTTGCTGCCAAACAGTCCATCGCTGGTTACACCAATCACTGCTTGTCCTTCACGGATCTTATCTCGTTCTCTACTTTGCAACTTATTGGTGATCACAACAATAGTTTCTTCTAAAACTGCTATTCTGGTCTTGAGAGCTTCTATTGCACTTGTATCTATTTCTACTTCACTGATGCGCTGCTCATATTCATTTGCTTGTGTGTTGATGCGTTCAAGATCTGCATCCAGCTGTGCAATCTGTTCTATGTAGGGTTGCACTTGTTCTTCTATACTGGCAACACTGGTGCTGTTTAATTCTGTTCTATAGTCTGCAACCAAACTGTTCAGTCTTTGTAAATCAGTATCTAGTGATTTTATTTCTTCTTCATATACTGCCACACGGTCTTCCAAGCTGTCTAGCTGTGTGCGTATAATAGTGTTCTGTTCTTCAATAGCAGGTTCGATACGAGTGTATGCTGTGTCAATGCGTTCCTGCTCTTTGTCTATTTGTTCTTGTATGGCAGTATTACCTGTGCCAATACTGGCTTCAGCTTCTACAATACGCTGCTCTGCTCTAGCAATAATATCTGCTTGTCTGCCTAAATCTTGTTCAATGATTTCTAGCTGTGCAACTCCTTCTTCAGCGGCAGCAGTTTGCTCAATATGTGCTTTTGATAAGAAGCCAAAGATACCCATGCTTGTTATGAACATGAGCACAACGGTCGCAATACTCAAATATGTTTTCAGCCACCACCTTGCTTTGTGCCAATACCAGTGTAACCAAACTGCTGTAACCAGTTTGCCTATTTCAAGCACACTGCCCATAATAATAATGGGGATAGCGGCAGCCGCAAAGATAGCAACTAACCCGCTTACGCTATAGTAGATAGCAACGGCGCTGATTGACAGCGCCGTGATCATGACTAATATTCCTAATATCATAAGTGTATTTATCCTACTCCCAGCGGTAGAAAATATGCGCACCTATTCTACCAACCATTTGCAGCGATTTTGCCCAGCTTGGATTTACATATGTTGCATGATAGTGTGTTGAACCTTCAGTAATACCACGGTACTTGTCAAACTCCAACATACCCCATGCAATCATTTGAGCTTCTACCCAACGATCTTTATCTTGTGGATTATCACTCTTGCCGTCGCAGTACCAACTGAACTGACAATCTCTGCGTCCTTTGCGATATCCGTCATGTACAACTTCACAAATGGTATTTGGATATCGTCCGTCATTTACACGATTGAGAACAACATCAGCAACTGCTGCTTTGTCCGCAAGATTGCTGCTCCGTGCTTCATAGTAAATGTTCAATGCCAAGCATTGATGTTGCGGATATTTTTCCGCATCGAATAGTGCCTCTGCTCGTGCCACGGTTGCTGATAGCACCACGGCTAGTGCCATAAGATAGATTTTCATAACTGCCTCTTTGATTAATTTCTACGCATTGCGGCGATGTCTTTTGCATCTTCTTTCTTGTCCGCAAATACTGGTACCATGTTTGACTTGTGCATTGTAGCAACACCTAGCAATGTACGCTCGCCTGAATATACATTGCGTTCTTTTTGTGGTGCGTGTCCGTCAATACGATCACTTGTAGGAACAGTGTTTGTGCTGTGAGATTTGTAGTCAGGCATTTCTGCACGATATGTGCTGCCTGTGCCTTTGACACCCATCTTAGCTAGAAACTGTTCGTGTTCTGCTTGTGCTGCTGCAAGGCGTTTGCTCTTGCTTGCTTTCTGTTTACGATTGTACTTGGTTGTGGTCATATAAGGACCTACAAGATGCATCGACATAGAAAAACTCCTGCTATACTGTAACTACTCTACTAGTATAACAGGAGTGTACACAAAGTCAACCTTTTATTTGTCTTCCATTAATCTCACAGCTTCGTCAAAATCTTCTTGACTGATTATGCCTTCACGCAATAATTTCTGTCTATTGGCTTCGTGCTTGAGTGCTATTTCTTCTTTGCTGCCGCCAAAATACGCTACTGCATGGCCTTCTTCGATCAATATGTCTGTGACTCTTTCTGGTTTGCCTTCGTAGCGTTCTACCACAAAGTCTCCCAGGATACGGCCAAACTTGCCCTTCATATCCTCTCCGTGACGATTTTCAGTAGTGACCAACTTGCCGCCATGTTCCATTAATTCAATGAGTCTTGCTTTTGCTGCTTCACCAAACAAGTCTTCTACTTTATCTCTGGTTCTGCTTTCTGGTGTATCTATGCCCATGATACGCACTCTTTCGTCGTGTAACCAAACCCCAAACCCTAGATTGATATCTACATCGACTGTGTCGCCATCAAGCACTTTGATGACCACTACATCATATTCATTGTTTTGCATTTTGTTGCCCTCCGAAATATTTATCGGCCAAAAATAAAAGGCCCCCGAAGAGGCCTTTTGAACTGCTTTCTCTATGTTCTTATCTTAGAACGAGAAACTTACGCCTACAGTTGGTGTGAACTCTTCTGCTTCCACATCGTAGTTTACGCCTGCTGTCAACTCTGCACCAGCAACTGGTAGTGTGTAATCACCACCAATGTTTTGGAATGCATCGTCTTGGTCACCGTTGACATATGCTGTCAAACCCATTGCGCCTGCAACACCTTCAAATGCAAACATTTCTGCATCTGTGTCATATGTTACTGCACCACCTAGTGCTACTTCGCCAACTGATACGCCTGCAACTTCTGCACCAACAACGATGTTTTCGCTGTCCATGTTGTAGTCACCTGCTGCTGTCACCAATGCAACGCCTGCATCAATTGTGTATGAACCTTGAATGTTGCTTACATCAGTGATGTCTGCTGTCCAGTCAGTGAAACCAACTGCAACTGCTGCGTCACCCACAGTAACTTCGATTGATTCAGCCATATCTGGATCTGCTAGTGTATGTTCGCCTTCTGCTCCAACAAATACACCGTTGTCGTTGCCAAATGCAATACCAACGCCTGTTACTGATGTGCCAACTGTCCAGTCGTCTAGTTCCAATGCTTCACCTTGTGTTGCATCAAATTCTAAATCGATAGAAGCCAAACCTGCTGCTGTGATGTCTAGATCGACACCCATTGATCCGCCCCAATCGCCTGCTGCTGTTTCTGCAAAGTCTAATGCAACTTCACCTGACAAAACTGGACCGGGGACTACCATTGCTTCTTCAGCAATAGCTGCGCCTGCAAACAAAGTTGCTGCCACAATGCTAAATACCTTACGCATATTATTTTCCCTTCTAATTATGTGTAAAAATAAGTGGGCTCGGAATCATTCCGGCCCACAGTCTATTTATAACATTCTCTTGCTGCAAGTGCAAGAACTATTTTATTTTTGATACTACTGTTGCAAATCAGCAACATCTTTATCCTCCTACATAGATTGCGTCTTTTGGACGATACCAATTCTTTTGATTGTGTATGCGTCCCAGTAGGTTTTGTATTTCTGCTGTTTGCTCTTTTTCTAAAAGCGCATCTTCAATAATCTCAATGTCTCTTACACTAAGTTTAAATTTGTCGTTTGGTTTACTCAAGTCCTGTTACCTCGCAGTGCAAAATACATTCCGCCTACCCATAGTAGCACATGGAAGTTATCATATAGAATAACCTCTGTAAAACTAGTAGGTTCGCTCAACCAAATCACACCTGTCATAATACCTGTGATTGTAATACCCGAGAATCGTGTAATCAAGTCACCTAGTTCTTTGAACATGCCTTTGGTATAATCTAACAAGCCTCCAGCAATCAAGCCAAGGCCTGCACCAATTTCACCTAACACGACAAAGGCCCAAACCAACAGTGTAAGTTCATATGCTGCTGCTGTTTCTGCATCAATTGGCCATTTGTCAAAGCCTTGCTGTAGGAATACCACTATCAGTGGAATACGAATGAGCCAGTGACTCATACAAAATTCTGGAATATTATTTGTTATTGTTTTAATCATTAATCTTTTACACTTACATTACTTGGGCTATACTGCTCACCATTATAACCACTGCCTGTGCCATCTACACCACTATTGCAGGCGAATACAGTTACACATAAAAAGAAAGCACTCCACAGTGTCACTCTTTTACTCCAAAGAATAAAACCGTCCATTGCCTCTTCTGCTTGCTTTTGTGCGGCTGCTCTTACATCATCACTCATGCTCGCCTCCATTGCCACGACCGTTATAACCACCTAGGCGATTGAATGTTTGTGGACGCTTGTCTGCTTCATTGAGTGTCACTGCTGTTACAAAAATACCTGTTATCAAACAAATATGGAATACTGCACTGATACCAAATGCCATGTAACTGCCAATCATTACAGCAAACAATCCGCTCCAAATAAATGCAAGGCATTGGAATATCATATGAGATACTCTTGGATCTAGTTTGCGTAATGGTGAATTTTCAATAGTCATAAAACTTGACCACATAAGTCCTAATTCGCTGCGTAGTGAAGTGATAGTTGTTGCCCAACCAATGGGCTTTGGTTTCATTTCCATTTGGAACTCCTGTGTGTGAATCTATATAACAATATATAGCACAGAAGTTGCGTATAGTAAACCGGAGATAGGTGCGCTAAAGTGTAGCAGTTTTATCCGCAGCACTTTGGCTTTTGTCTGCCTGCTCTCCAAGCACGGAAATCAATGACCCATTTCGTCACACACATTCCCAGTAGTGCGGCTAAACTCGTATATTGTATTCCTGTCCAAATCAATGCCATTTCAATATCCTTTAGTGTGGCACTTCTGTTGCTAGGCAGTACCCGCCCCCTTAATTATGCTGCTAGAGCGTAATCAGAAGGTGCAAAGTTTGAATTTGCAGTTGTGTTTTGTAAACTAGCCCACATGTCGAATCCTATTTCGCCCCCATCATAAAGACACTCAGTAAATGTGTTTATGGTGGAGGCGTCCGGTACTGCCCCGGAGTCCATATAAACTTCATAACGCTTACAAACTATTTATAACACAGTTAATTCATTTGTCAATAAATATCTGCATGAAAAAGTTCTTAATTGAAGATGCTTCTTTTAACATTACAAAAGTTTGCAATTTGACCTGTGACGGCTGTGAAAGTTTCAACAACTACAATTTCAAAGGTCATATGAAATTTGCGGACTATGAACATCTTTATACACGTTGGAGTGAAATATTAGATATAGAAATTGTCACGATTCACGGTGGAGAGCCATTTACCAATCCTTATATCCTAAACTGGACTAGTAATGTAAAGCGATTGTGGCCAAATGCTGATGAATATTATATTGCAACCAACGGCACTCTACTTAAAAACAAAATAGACACTGCTAGAAAAATATTGAATCAAGGATATTATTTGAATATCACAGTGCACGATCCTGAAATGAAAGATGATATAATAGAACAACTTCATACAGTGTTAGACTACAAACAATATTACACAACCAAAGACGAGCACGGAGAAGTTAGGTACTACGAATACGGCAGCGATCAACAGTTGGCGCTTGTTGAATGCACCTACTATTTTAAGAAAAGTGCAATCGATTACATAAAAGAAAAAACATGGTACATGCACCATAGCAAGCCAGAAGACGCCTGGCAAACCTGTTTAGAAAATGATACTCCATGCAACTTCTTTCACAAAGGCTATCTCTACCAATGCCATTTAACTGCATTACAAGATGATTTGTTTTTGCAATTCAGTATTGAACCAAGAGCTGTCGATTTACTCAAACAATATCGTGCAGGAGATCCTTTTGCATCAAACAAGGAACTAAAAAGATTTTTCAAAAGTCTTAACAATGCATTGCCACAGTGCACACTATGCCCAGGCTGCGACGACAGACATCCAATCTTTCCTATGCCAAAAAAGAAAGTAAAGTTTTAGTTACCACTTTTGTGATGCAGTAGCAGTCATTTGTTTCTGAGACCTAATAGCATTAATTAAACGAATGATGCGACTTTTCTTTTCACCTGGGCGATCGTATTTGTTCTTTTGTTCCCAAGTTTTATCTCTTTCAAGTTCTTGAGCAAATTGCTCGCCTAATAGTTTTTCGAGATATGCCAAATCGTCTTGGCTAAGTTCTTGCATCTTCCGTGATACCATTTTGTCTGTCTCTCCATGCTTTTTCAAAATGTTCGCTACAATAGACCAAACGCTCATGGTTGCCCCACAAGCGTTTCAAGTATGAGTCATGAATTGCCATGACTTCTTCGTCACTGTAGTTTGGATTAATAAGGTGACCCTTCACTGCATAATGCAGTTCATTGGCAAATTTGTATTGCTCTTTTGTCATAACGTATTTACACTACTGTTACATTAGAGCGCTAACATTAAAAATTTTCTATAGTCGTATCAAGCAATTCTTTAAGTGTCAGATGTTTTGCTCCGTCATCAAGTTGTAAAAACTTAAACGGCAACGGATCTTCATTTTTGGCTTCTAAGCCAAAAATACTCAACAACATATCTTCGGTGAGATCGTCATCTATTCTGCTCGCAGTCCACACCGCACCCATAACCATTAAGTTGGTTTGTAGATTTAAATCTGTGATGATGTTTCGCTTGATGTATTTTACGACTGCTTCTTTTGTGTCATAATAGGCTTGTACTTTACGTGATATTGATAGTAGGTACTCTTTAGATTCCATCCATAGCTCTTTCAATTGGGAATACAAAATATAGCAAGTTGCCACCAGGAGCAAGCTCACGTTCTAATTCATCAGTCCTAAAGTAATCAACACTGTGTCCGTTACGTGTAACCGTCCACATATCATCTCTATCGTTGTTCTGCTCTAAAATGCTTCCTGCATTTCGTTGAAAACTGATACGATCATATTCTACATAATTCTTCTTGTTTACTTTAGGCTCTAGATTATATGTTGCAAAAATATAATTTGTTAAATCTTTAGTGGTATTCATTTTGTTTTCCTCTAAGTATTTATTACATTTCTTGTTTCTTGTCTTGGATTTCTTTACGGCGCTCCACAATCAATTGTTTCACATCATGCAGAGCTTGTCGGGCTCTAACCGCACTAGCCTTTACTCCAGACTCAAATTTTTCATTTTCTTTTAGATAAACTGAAAAAGCAATTTTCAGTTGTTCGTGAATATTGTCATCATCCATTAGCAAGAATGTGTTCGTAAATTTCTTTCCAGTTAAGGCATTTCTTCATACCAACAGGAACACTGTAGTGCATGTTGTAGCCATGTTCGATTAGTATAGGATTTAGTCCTACTTCCAAGCCAGCAATAGCATTTTCCATTTTGTCTTCAATCCAAAACAGTCCTGTGTCACTGTATGGATCCAGTGCTTCATCTTTGTCTGCACCTGTATCCAAGCATAGCAAATCGTCAAACACTGTCTTACCAAACAGTTTTTCCAAGTTCATTTTGCGCAACTTGTATGCACTAGGATCCAAACTCAAACTGGTAATAGCACGGAACACATAACCATGTTCTTCATGCAACCGCTTGACATAATACATGCTGTCTCGCAATGCTGGCAAGAAACCAATTGCTGCACTTTCATTGAAAATCTTTACTTGAGCTTTGCCCTCTGCTTCTGAGATGCCGAAGCGTTCATACACATTGTAGTATTGGTTACCGTTTTCTACTTGCGTGTAACCATGTTGTTCCATCCAAGTTGTAAATGCCCATTCCCAATTTAATAGTACGCCATCTACATCAGTCAAAATAATCTTATTCATAGTTGCCTCTCTTATTGCCTATGTTGTATATTAACTTAAATTTTAAGGTTTGTCAACCAATATAAACATCAGAAGCACTACCAGTGATAGTACCTGCATCGCATCCGTCACCTAAACGAGCTGCCAATACACCACTGATATAAACTGTGCTGCTAGATCCATTTATACTTTCAGTGTGCGTAACACAAGTATCTCCCACAAGTTCTTCATGTGGATCTGTGTTGTCGCCTAATCTTGCAGCAAGTTTTTGTTCTATATAAACAGTGGTCTGTCCAGGTGTTGCTAAATTTGTGGTTGTATCACATGCATGTCCTGTTGCAACTGCGTCATCTTCTCTTGCTGCTAATGGCATAAGAACTCCTAAATTGCAAGTCCTGTTGTGGCTTGTACATATTGACTAGCCATCTGGGACTCAGTTTTATTTATGAACATGATACACTGCTTGTTTAGCGTAAGATTTGCATTAGGATCTGCTGTGAAGCACCATGGACCTAGTCCAGCGCCTTGTTGTGTCGCCATTACAGCTAGAGGTTTGGTAATGGTAACATATCCCTCTTTGTCATCTACACAACGTGCAACAACTTCTTCGCCTGCTGATGTTTTAATTGTGATTGTATCGTTTGTTTTGTATGGTGTTTCAATAATCATATCTGTATCCAAATTTATTACATGCTTTTGCATATGTATTGTGTATATACTCTTTATCAGCACCTTGCAGTATCTCTTGTGGATACTCTACATTGTAGCTGTGCTTTTCGTTTTCGTGCTTGCCACGCATTGCATTTGACAACGGATGACTTGCCCATTGTGTATTTGCATCTTGATCTTCTAATTTAATTACAGTCATGCCAGGCAAGTAATCGTCTAGCATATTGTGTACGCAATGCAAATAAAATGTCACTGTCTTTTCATGATCAGGTACATCTTCTTGTCTCATTTGTTTGCTTACAATTTTATGCAAGTATACATGAGTTTTCAAATCGTAATCGTCAATTTTGCCTACGGTGTTGGTTATCCATGTTTGCAACCCGTCATAGTTTTCATGCCACTGTCTATAGTAATGATAAAATCCACTGTAAAATCTAGCCATTGGATTACGCACTAGTATGTATTGCGGTTCTTTTCCAACACGTAACGGAAAAAGTTCTTCATAGTTTTTATAAGCAGGCTGTGTTTTTCCTACACCTGTGTAGTAATAAGAATCGATTATGGTTTGGTGTGTTTTTGCTTCACGAACATTTGTGTGTCCACATTTGTGAAAGAAAAAAAGCACACCATCCAAATGATTGCTCAGGATGTAAGCCATTATTTTTTACGTTTCTTACCTAACTTGGTTGCTTTTTTAGCAGGTTTTGTGATACCTTTACGCTTCCGTGGTTTTCTCATTATAATGTATGGCCAGTTCCTGTATATCCAGTGTTTTCAATGTAATCCACCATCTTTTCATAGCCGCCTACCTTTTCCCCATTGATAACGATCTGAGGAAAAGTGCGAGCGCCTGGAAAGTGTTCTAAGATTTCATCTCGATCAAAGTCGACACCAAGTTGTCTATATTCATAATCGATATTCATATTGTCCAACGTGCGCTTTGCTTTTTCGCAACTAGGACATGCTGGTTTACCCCAAATCTGAATCATAAGCTAAATCCTTTGAATGTGTCTGTGCTTACATCTTGCTTTGTACCACCTGATACATAGCTTGTAATTTCTGTTTCTTGTGGCGCTACTTGAACTTCGGCACCTGAAATCCATTTTTGTGTCCATGGCAATGGATTGTTGCGTGTATTTGTATATGGACCTTTTAAGTCAACATTTTGCATACGCTTGGCTGCAATATATTCAACATATTCGCCTAGTAGCTGTGAATTCAATCCAATCATACTACCATCTTTGAACAGGTATTCTGCCCATGCTTTTTCTTGATCCACAGCATCAACAAACATTTGGATACAATCTTGTTCTGTTTCTTCAGCAATCTTTGCATAATCAGGATCGTCTTTTTTCAGCAACTTGAGCAACATCTGTGTACTTGCTAAATGTAAATTTTCATCGCGAGCAATTAGCTTGATAATTTTGGCATTGCCTTCCATTTTCTTTAGTTCTGCAAATGCCCAACTACATGCGAAGCTCACATAAAAACGCACGCCTTCTAAAATATTTACACTCATCAATGTAAGCCAAATACGCTTCTTCAGCTCATACAAATCAACTGTTACTTTTTTGCCATTGATTGTATGTGTGCCTTCGCCAAGCAGATTATAATAACCTGACATTTCGATCAGCTCGTCATAGTACTTTGAAATATCTCCTGCACAATCTACAATCTCTTCAATGTCTAGCATTTCATCAAAGATAAGGCTAGGATTGCTGTAAACATTGCGAATAATATGTGTGTAACTACGACTGTGAATTGTTTCACTGAACGTCCAAGTTTGAATCCAGTTTTCCAACTCAGGCAAACTCACAACAGGACCAAACGCTTCAACAGGTGCACGACCTTGAACAGAATCAAGCAAAATCTGACGCTTCAAGTTTGAAGTAAAGATATGCTGCTCGTGATCAGTCAAACCTTTAAAGTCTTTTGCATCTTTGTAAATATCTACTTCTTCTGGGCGCCAGAAGAAACCCAATTGTTTATCAGTTAAACTATCAAATGTTTTGTACTTCAATGTATCATAACGCTGAATAGTCGGACCACCAGTTGGGTCAAGGAATGCCAACACCTGTGTGTGGTCGGCACGATTCTTAGTATCAAAAACGCTCATATGTCTGTCCTTTTTTTATTGATTTTAACACGCTTGCCCAAGCATGTCAATTAGATTACACAACTTTCACAAGCCTCGTCGTCAGCAAAGTCAGCACCATTTAGTTGTGGTTGCTCTTGTTCTTGCACCATCTTACTCACATCAAGTTCGCCTTGTCCGTCATGAGTATTAAAGTAATACATCTGCTTGCCACCGTATTTATAAAACATGATCATGTGTTGCAGCATCACACTCATTGGAATCTTTTCATCTTCAAAGAATGCTGGATTGTAACTGGTGTTTACACTGATACCTTGATCAATATACTTTTGTAACACACTCATGATTTTCAAGTAGCCTTCTGGGCTCTGCTGATCCCATAACAAATCGTATTTGTTTTTTAGCTTTTTGTATTCTGGCACGACCTGTTTCAACACACCATGCTTTGATTGTTTTACACTGATAAGACTACGTGGAGGCTCAATGCCATTTGTAGCATTTGCAATCTGTGCACTGGTTTCACTTGGCATCAGTGCCATCAGTGTGCTGTTGCGAATGCCTGTATCTTGCAACTGTGCTCTCAGCGCATCCCAATCCATACGCTCAACATGCGGAATCAATTCATCTACATCTTTCTTATATGTTTGGTTGGGTGTGATACCATGTCCGTATTTGGTTTCCATTACACCTGGAATTGCACCTTGCTCTGCCGCTAGATCTGCACTAGCTTTGATAAGATAGTAACTCCATGCTTCGGCATACTCGTCAATCAATGCCAGTCCATCTGCATCAATATGCTGGTAGCTCAAGTCATGCTTGGCAAGGAAGTATGCAAAGTTAATAATACCAACGCCAATAGGACGGCGTTTCTTTGTAGAAAGTTCCGCAGCTAGGATTGGATAACCTTGATAACTTAACAATGCATCCAGTCCGCGGACTGCCAGTGTGCACGCCTTTTCAAAGTCTGCTGGTGTCTTTACGTTGCCCCAGTTGATAGCACTCAATGTACATAGACTGATTTCACCTTCAGGATCATTCAAGTCATTAAGTGGCTTGGTCGGCAAGTCAATTTCAGCGCACAAATTTGACTGTCTAATAGGTGCTACATCTGGTAGGAAGCTGCCATGTTCGTTTGCGTTATCAACATTTTGCAAGTAAATGCGTCCAGTGTTTTTACGCTCTTCCATAAACGTGCTGAACAACTGAATAGCTGGAATACTTTTTTTGCGGATACTGGTTTTGCGTTCTGCTGCTTCATATAGTTCACGGAACTTGTCTTGATCAGCGTAAAATGCTTCATACAACCCTGGCACATCATTTGGAGAGAACAGTGTAATATCACCACCAGAAATCAAACGTTCGTACATTAACTTGTTGAACTGTACACCATAGTCCATATGACGCACACGGTTTTCTTCAGTGCCTTTGTTGTTTTTCAACACCAACATTTCTTCTACTTCCAAGTGCCAAACTGGATAATAAATGGTTGCGGCACCGCCACGCACACCGCCTTGTGAACAACTCTTTGTAGCGGCTTGAAACATTTTGTAGAATGGAATAATACCTGTATGGTAAGCATCGCCTTTGCGGATTGGTGAACCAATAGCACGTATACTACCACCGCCAATACCGATGCCTGCTTTTTGACTTACATACTTAACAACACTGCTGCTAGTAGCATTAATACTGTCAAGACTGTCACCGGTTTCAATAAGTACGCACGAGCTGAATTGGCGCTGTGGAGTGCGAACCCCAGCCATAACAGGAGTAGGCAAGCTAATATCGTGGAGACTAATTGCATCATAATAATCCTTTATCCATTTTAATCTAGTTTCTTTTGGGTAACCTTGAAACAGTGTTGCAGCAATCAGCACATAGCACATCTGTGGTGTTTCAAAAATTTCGCCCGTAACTCTATTTTGACACAAGTACTTACCACGCAACTGTTCCATTGCAACATAGGTCAAGTTCTCGTCACGCTCGTGTTTTACAAAGCTGTTGATTTTATCCCACTCTTCGTCACTGTAATATGTAATTAACTCAGGATCATAAAAACCTTTGTCTGTGTTACGCTCTACCAATTCTTTAACTGTGCAGGGTTCGTATCCGTTGTAAACTTCTTTACGCAGTGTATAATTGATAAGACGACCGCCTACATATTGATAATTAGGATAGTCTTCACTGATTAGATCTGCTGCGGCTTTGATAAGTGTTTCTTGAATCTCACTTGTTTTCATTCCATTAAAGAATTGGATTTGACTTTTGATTTCTACCTCGCTCGGACTAACACCAGTAATATCTTCACATGCATAATAAACAACTTTGTGTAATTTTTCGATATCTAATGGCTCTTTGCGTCCGTCTCGCTTGGTAACTTGAATCATTCTTTTTTCCTTTTTTTAATTTATTATTTATTGGTACGACGGCAACGTGATCACTCTTTCGGCAATCCATTCACTATCAATATCATTTTGATTAATCCATTTATCGTAATGGTATCCAACCACAACATCTCCAATATACAGTAAATATTTGGTTTCTGCAACCTTTTTATTTGTACTGATATGTATCATCTTAGGCACACTAGAAAAGCGGTCGGTTAAAGACAAAGTGTAACCAATTGCAAGTATTTTTCCAAAATCACAATACATGTTGTAGTTCAGCAACTCCCATGGATCCATCCAAGTAGTAGGATCATAAGGATCAATTGTAATACTCACCAGAGGAGCCTTATCATAGAATTCAATTGTGTTTTGAATTGGATCATCAGCTGTTTCCAGCGTATTTCTAAAGTCGTGCCACAGCCGAAGCCGTTCACCTTCCGATTTGTCAAACATCTAAGAACTTTTTACTCTAATGCTATATGTAAATGTATCTTCTTCAATTGGTGTAAGGTTTTTACAGGTGATTACGACTGCATCATTACCACTGATAGTGTTGCCCAAGTTGTCTATTCTTGATCCAAACTCAGGGTAAGCATCATAAATGCTATCGCCTGTGAAGTTACCATCGTCATAGAACGTGATAACGTCAGCACCATCATCTTTATGAATTTCAATTGTCATTTTACCTGATTTCCTAATAAAGATATTAGTATCGATTCCGTTTTCTCTTTTACCAACATATACATAATCTATTTCAATTGTACTATCAGTAGTATACAACGGTATTTTCAAAAAGTCAATTGTTTCTGTGACAACATATGTGCTAGATCCTGGAGGATCTTCTCTATTAGTTAATGTATAACCAATGCTTTGTTGTTGTCTGTAACCCAAACGTGTGTCAGTTTTACCACCTACCTCAGGCACATAACTTCTACCAACTGCTTGGTCTGTTTGTCCTGTATCTGTACGTTGTCCAGCAACCACTTGTGTACGTTCAAAGTAATCATCAGTACTGATGTTTGTGTAGTTGCTTGTAAATTTGATTACTTCGTTTACTGGCACACTAGGTCCGCCAAAACTAGCACCATCATTGCCGTTGCCAACACTGTAAAATCTATTGCCTCTACTGATATTGTAATCGCCGTAATCGACTAAAATACCTTCTTGTGATATTTTATCAAATGTGCTGTTCTCAATAATATTGTGGCTAGGTCCATCATCTTGGTTATCACTGACATCGCCAAACTTGATACCTCTAATCATATAACTCATATCAATGTTTGTAAATCTATTTCTTGTGCTAACGTTGGTACGTGTTTCGTCTACAATGCCATCATAAAATTTTGTTATCTGGATATTTTCAAAAATGTTTTCTTTACAATTGGCAGCAGATCTTTGATTTTCAAAAACAAAAGCATGATTGCCTGCTTCGCCTACTCCGCTTTGTCCTGCCCAGTAGTCAAACCAGCTTTGATTTGCATCTTCGTTACGAGTGCCAATATTATCTAACCAAGCACCTTCCATACGCAAATTTCTAAACACACTTCTTGAAACATTGTCAAGTTTGAAACATGCAGCTAATCTATTCATTTGGATTGTCATGTCACTGATATAAATGTGTCTTGCTTGGTTTTCGCCTGGACTGTCGATTGCCACAAGGTCTGAAGTGGTCCAGTTATAAGATCCTGGAGAAACGCTACCTGGCACTGTTGCAAACAATACATTTTGGTTTGTGTCGATGGTGCTGCTGCGTATGATAGTTTTGTCAACACCGTCGCCAATCAAAGAAACAAATGGCGGCAAATAAATTGTACCATTGATCAAGTAGTCACCTGCTGGCAAGTGTAGTGCTGCTCTATCGTTTTCATCTAGTCCACGTAGGTAAAGACTATCAATTGCATTTTGCAAAGCGGCGGTGTCATCTGTAGCACCATCGCCCTTTACGCCAAAATCAAATGCAGTTGTCATTTGGTCTAGTTTGCTTTGCAATGAAAGTTTTGGTTGTGATAAACTTCCCCAAAGATTACTAGTTGGCTTGTAAGTGTATTTGTCTGCTAATCCAAAAAGGTTGCTGTTTTCTGTAAGAATTTCAGTATTACCAACTGCTGGTGCACCTTCGGAAACTGAACCGTTACCTATATACATTTTTTGCGTGTCAACAGCCCAACCAATCTCACCACTTGCTAATTGTGGAATGCCTGTGTCGGTTAGCTCTCTACCACGTCTGTTTTGAATTCTACTGATCTGTACGATAGCCACAACTACTACTCCTGTTTATTGTAGTATTTAGCCGAACTTCTCGTAATATTGATAGACCCTACGCCACCATTCTTGTTCCCATTCGTCAAATTCATCTGGCCATATATCAAACTGTTGATACTCACCAGCACGACTGCACATAAACACGTGGCCTTCACGAATGTTTGTACCATGCACTTCGTTGTGAGCAATAGCGTATGCAGTGAGTTGCAAGAAGTAATCTTCTACCCATTCTACCTTTTTAGGTTTATTAGTTTGTTTGAAATCCATAATACAGGGCTGACCCTTGTATGTGCCAACAAGATCTGTTGTGCCGGCATACAGTTTTGGGACGTATAAAGGAACTTCGCTACCCCAAATTTCATCCACATGATCCATAGCACGTTCTTTGATCTGTGTTGCCATCATGTGTGCTTGCTGCGCATAAGGATTGCTACCTGGAGTAGGCCATTCACCAAACTCAATATAGTCTTCAAGATACTTGTGCATCCGTGTGCCTACACCAGCTGCTTCAGTGGTTATCTCTTGTGCTTTCTTTTCGCCTACTCTACGGCGCCACTCAATAAGATGCGTTTTATCTTTTGTCTCTCCAAGGATGGTGGTGACACTAGCCACAGGAGGACCTCCTGGTGTTTCATAACGGCGCTTGCCATTCACTTCCACACGTTTTAATCGTTCGTATTTGAACCGCTCTGTAATTAAACTCATACTAGATTATAATAGGATCAGGACCTAAAGTCAATCTAAATATCTCCAACTTTGGTTGCACGTTTAGCCATCTTGCTTACATCGTTATCAGCTTTTTTACGTTTGCGTTTGATGTCATCCATTTCGCTGTCTTTTAGACTGACCATTTCTTTATTGAAATCAGACACAATCTCTTGTATACGAGGATCTGTGTCATATGCTGCTTTGAAAGTTTCGTAAGTGAATGCTTTTTCGCCAATGTTTTGCATGTAAGCATCTAGCTGCTCAATAGAAAACTCTACCATTCCTCTGTCTTTTAACAGTGTGAGGACTTGATAGAGTTTTTGTGTTTCTACGCCTTCAGTTACTTTTTTTTTGAAAGCATCTTGCCTAGCTTGCGAGGATCAATGCTCTCACGCTTGGCTCTTTCTTCTGGTTCTTCGCCGCCTGCTGCTGCATCGGCTGCACCAAAGTCATCATCGCCGCCTAGTTCTGCTTCTAGGTCATCACCTGCAGGTTCATCATCAATTGGTTCCATGTCACCCATGTCATCCATGTCGTCGTCGCCCATCATAGGTGCTTCGCCCTCGCCTGTAAGCAAACCAACACCTGATGTAAGTGATTCTCTAGCGCCTTCCATTGCACTGTACAAGCTGTCCAGTGCTGGCTTGATTGTGTTTGTAAAGCCTTCTGCTTGCTCTGCACCTAGTTCGTCACGAATAGCATCTGCAAGTTCCAGCATTGATTCAGTTTGCATTTCAGCTGTGTCTTCCATCCAACCAGTAAGACGGTCAACCATGTCTTTTGCTGCCATTACAAGCTCTGCGTGATCTTCAGCGCCTTCAGAAACTTTTTTCTTTTTCTTAGCGTCTTTCGCAGCCTTTTTCATTGGCTCTTTTTTGTCGCCGTCACCATCAAGATCAATGTAATCTGGCTTTGCTTCTTCGATTGATTCTTCTTCAATATCGCCACGCTCTGCAAGCTCTGCATTCAATACATCCAACATCATTTTGCTGCGGTTGTATGCATCGTTTTGTACGCTGTCAAAACTCTCGTTGGTTTCAACATTGAATAATTGTGTGCGTAGTTTGTTACGAGCATCTTGTAGTTGCTCAAGTGTAAAACTACTTAGGTTAATTTTTTTGCCATAACGCTTGGCTAAACTTTCGTTAAGTGCCTTAGCTGTAACTGGTTTTGTAAAATCTGAAATTTGCATTGTTTCATCCTGGTTGTTTATTATAGTTATTTATCTTTAGATTGCAAGAATAAACTTTTCTAGAGACCTATATGCAGTGTCTAGTTCTGCTTGAGATATATCCAATCTATCTTCTAGCACTGCTCTGCGAAATTCGTCTGTAGTTTGTTCAATGCCATGCTGAAAGAACACGCTATCATTAAAATGCTTTTGTACTTGTTTGTCTTTGTTTTGCAAAGGTTCCAGCATCATGTCGTCGTTGTATGCTTTTGCTATTGCTACGGCACCGTGTTTGCTAAATGCATAACTTACAATTGCATTATCATCTGTATCAACTACTGTATATCCATGCCGTTGGCTGCGGCGTACGATAGTTTTACCAATACGTATACTCCTACCTTGTTTGTATGGAATTGCATAACGAGGTATTTCTTGTTCTACTAGATCCTGTAGTTCTTTAACTGCCTGGTTTATAGTTTTCATCAATAGAGACCCAATCGCTTCCTTGATACCGTACTTTGGTAAGTATGCTTTTTCTTACAAGCGAGTCGACTAGTACCATTTCTCGCTCGCTTAGTGTATCAGTATAACAGCCAGTAGAAAATTTGTCAAGAAACTCTTGCTCCTCGTTTGTTGTAAAGATGGAAAAACCGCCTATCAACTCGTTGAGTTTCATTGCATCATTGCTCTTTCTATATCACCCTTTTTGTAAACCATTTTTTGTGGTTCGCCGGGTTTGGCTTGTGGATCTTGTATCTCTATATCGTCACCGTCTGCTCTTGTGACTTTGTATTTTTTCATACCGCCTTGTGTTTTAGTCGGTAATTCAATTTCGCCGCCTGTGCGTAAATCTGATGTTGCACCCATTGCTGGTGCTGGTGGTGTGCCTGCAGGTTGTGTATCAACCTTTGCATTAGGATCATTTGTTGTAGGTGCTGTTTGTGGAACTGCTGGTGCTTTAGCTGCTGTCTTGCCTAAGCCAACTGCTTTTTTAGCCAACTTGCCTACACCTTTGGCCGCTGCTTTACCAACTGCCTTGGCTGCGCCGCCTACTGCTGCTCTAGCAACACCTCCAGCAATTGCAGGTATTAGAGGAAGCAACTCATCTAGTCGCTCTGCTTCAGTTGTAAATTCTTCGTATCTCATACTACTTCCTCTTGCGTGGCCTTATGCGTTTCCGATTACGATTCTTATTAGCTTTATTTAATCTCGTAACCTTCTTAGTTGTTGGACGTTTGACTGTCATTCCTCTTTTGATACTTTGACTAGTCGCTTTGTGCCTACGTGTTTTTTTGGTCCTTATGCTTTTACCTTGCTTGACAGGAGTGCTACATGTGGCAGGTTTAGCAACAACTCTGCCTTTCTTTTGTCCAGAGGTACAGCGATACTTGCGTTTGACACCTTTTGCAGTTCGTGCCCATACTTGTTTGTATCCTTCTGTAATCTCTGCAACCTTCATTAACGTCTCCTATTAAGTTGCTTCAATCTCTTACTAGCTGGATTTATACGCTTGGTCCTTTTGGCCTTACGTGCCATCCTTGCACCTTGTTTCTTTTTTGTTTGCTTGAGTCTTACACTTGCTTTTAAATTGAGTGGAGCAAAGCATTGTTGCATTTTACTTACAACACGACCTTTGCGTCTACCTGAACTGCAACGGTATTTACGAGTCACGCTTTTACCCTTACGTGCCCACACCTGCTTTTCATCAACTTGAGTTTCTGTGAATAATTCTCTAACTAACATATAGTTATTTATCGTAATCTATTGTAATAAAACTACAACAATGGTACTTAGCAATCCTGCAACAATAGTACCGCTTGCACCAATAATAACTTTTACAAGACTATTTTGTCCAGCTGTCATTTGGTCTGCAATATCATCTAACTTTTCTTCAACTTTGGTAAGACGTCCGTCTAGAGCCTCATAACGAATTGCACACAGATCTACATGTGCTTCTAAACTTTGTCTTTCTAGATCAGTTGTCGACATTCAATACTCCAATAAAACGACAGGAAATAGCCTTTTCGTACCTTTTGAATGCCTAAGTGCCTCAGCACTATTATTATTTATCAATTTCTTCAATAATAGTGTTGCAGTAATTGTCATCATCAATGATAAATGCTTTGGTTGGACACTTGATAGTTTCGTTTAAGCCAGTAAACACAGGCACAAGATCCAAGTCTTTGCGCATGAACATTGGATGATGGCTGCCTTCTTGATCAAAATGAAATTCCATTTCCCAAACCATTTGGCGTCCTTTATACTTTTCTCCAAATCCCATATTGGCAATTGACACTTTGTTGCTTGTAACAGTTTCTGTATTCACATTGCTACGCATTTGAATACTGTTAACAAAACTTGTGTGATTTTGATCTTGTTTATACTTGAAAATGTTATCGCCTTTGCGAGCACCTGTTGGAGTAATATCAATCAATGTTTTAATTTTGTAACGCATAATATTACTTAGTGTCAATAAAAAAGGCCCACTTAAAAAGTGAGCCTTTAATTTTATTATACTGTAACTGCCTTATGCTGCTACTGTAATTTGTCCACCTAGTGTGACTGTTGCACCACTCATGTCATATGAGTTCACTGTGCCTAGGTCACGTAAACGTGCTTGCAAGTCTGCTGCGTTTACTGCGTGTCCGTCTACGATAACGTGTACTTGACCTGCTGTACCTTCTGAGTCAAACATTAGCAATGCTGAACCAATTTCTTGTGCACATGCTTCTAGAGCACCGCCGATACCACCTTGACCTGATGCGTCTGCACCTAGATCGATTAGGAATGCTGACAATTGCGCTGTGCTATAAAGCGTTGCGTGTGCGTGGCCTAAGCCGTTTGTACGTGTAAATGAAGCCATTGTATTCTCCTTGTTCTCTAATGACTACTCCATTACTCTATGGAGTTTCTTATATTGTATTTAGTCTTTAGATAAAAATACGGGCTTTTAGGGGTAAAAAACGGCGTTAAATTCCGCTAAGTTGTTTGATTCTTTGCAGTTCTTCTGACTGCACTTTCTTTTTATTCCAAGTGCTGTCAGGATTAGCTTCTTCTGCATCGACAATATTTTGTGCATCAGGACGTTTTGCAACAATACTTTCAACACTGCCCAAGTCAGATCCTCTTGCACCTTTGCCTAGCAATAGTTCTGCTACTTTATCTAGATCATCAGCAACTAATTCATTGGTTTCTCTGTTGACCAGTCCCTTATAAGGACTCCACTTATATCCTTCTTGCTTTGCTAAACCAGCAATAAGCATTTGTTTATGAACACCTTTGTAGGCACTGCCTTTGGGAATGTCATGCACATGGAACTTCTGTGCTTTTTCACCATTGTCAACAACCATGATATCAACCTGTTGTGCAGATCCACCCACAGTGGTTTTAACATGCACACTGGTTCCTGTTTTCTTAGTATCAAAACCAGCTTGCTGAAACAGTTGTTCTAATTCTACTCTTGCTGCTTTTGCATCAGCAACTTTGAAGTGTCCGCCTAGTTTACCTGCGTCAATAATCATATCCAAGTCGCCACTGCGCTTTCCTGGAGTAGGTGTTGCACCTGATCCAATTGGCAATGCTTGTGCGCCTGTCTTGGCCAGCACACCATTGATCTGTTTCATCATGTCTGGAATTATTGCCTGATCAAAGTCTTCGGTTTGATCTGGCCAAATGTTGCCGCCTTCGTTGATAATCATTTTTTGCTCTCTTTTATTTTATCAACGCCTGCTTTAAACTTGCGTGGATTCGCAGCTCTGATACTGTTTAGGAAGCGTCTCTCCAAATCTACTGCTGTACCTTCATCGTATGTTTCATAAACCTTTTTCAGCAGATTAATGCTGCTTTCGATGAGATTGTTACCTGTAGTTTGAATAAAGTCATCGCTGTTATTCTTTGGTGTTAAGTTGTTTAATTCTTCAAGGATACTGCGAGTTCTTTTTCTCATAGCCGCTCCTTTTAAATACCACTTGAGTCAGATTGTAACCATTCTAACATGTCGGTTGCAGTAGTTGCATTGGTGATGTCTGTATTAGGATCTCCTGGTTCAACTTCTTCAATAGGCATACTAGGTTCTTCGTTGTAATATTCAATTACACCATTGTCAATGAATGCACTGTATTGCCAAGATCTGTTGCCACAATCTTCTACACTCATGTCTGTAAGCACACCCATACGCATTGCAAGTTTTCCATTACCGTCTGCAATAAATTCAATATCAGGACAATTCAACCAACCTGCCCATGCATATACTGCCCAAGGATCATCCACTACATGACAGATAATTTTATCTACACCAGTGGCTTTGATGCTTGCAGCATTTGCTTGATAATCATCAATCTTATGTCTTTGTCGCCATGCACCTGTTACTGAGAACATCACCACTTGATTGCCGTTTAGAGAATCTCGCAGATTTCTTGTTCCCATGTCATTAACAAGTTGAGCAACGTTTTGATTTCTAATTTCGTTGTCACTAGAATCAAGAGGTACTGTATGCTCAAAGTCATATAATATATTCATATTTACATAAGCCATTGAATTATCCTTTTGTACTAGGGTATTTATCTAATTAAAAAGAAAGGAGGCTAACCGTGGCCTCCTGCGTGTGTGTTACGGCACAACCCGGTAGTGTCTACTACACTATGTATAGCACACCAATCTGTGTTAGTCGATCATTACTTCGTCTTTGTCAAGATAAGCAATACAATTTTCAGGCGTTGTTTCGCCATACGGATCAAAATCTTCGCCATCGTTGTTAATACCAGGTTCCTGCCACCATTTTTCAACAACACCATTGTTGATCACTGCCATGTAACGCCAACTGCGGTTACCAAAACCCAAATGGTTTTTGCCAATCAACATACCCATAAAGCGAGTGAAGTTGCCTGAACCATCAGGAATAACCTTTACTCGTTCAATGCACTGTGCTTTTGCCCATGCATTCATAACAAACGCATCGTTCACACTCATGCAATAAACTTCGTCAATACCAAAGCCTTTGATTTTGTTATAGTTTTCTTCAAAGCCTGGCAATTGATAAGTGCTACATGTCGGTGTAAATGCACCCGGCAATGAAAATAGGACCACTCGCTTGTTTGCAAAATAGTCTTCTGTTGTTTTATCTTCCCAACGAAATGGGTTTGGTCCGTCGATACTATCATCACGGACACGAGTTTTAAATGTTACATGAGGTAACTTGAATCCTTCAATCATTTTATATTCCTTTAGTCTGTGTTTGTGTGTTGGCTACAGGTGTAGTTCTTCTCCGCAGTGAGGGCAACATTGGCTGCCCATCTCTTCGCGACACTCTTTGAGCAATTTGCGTAATTTCTTAGCCTCTCTACTAGTTTCTTTTAGAAAATCTTTGTCACGTGCAGCCTTGGGTTTTTCATATTCCTTTTCTATTTTCTTCAGTAGTTTCTTAAACTTTTCTTCAAATACCGGAATAAAGCCTGTGTTCATTGCCATAGTGTGTCTCCAAAAAAATACGCTCCATACTTAATTTAGCACGGAGCGTATACATTGTCAAGTATTATTGACTATTAAAATCCCGCAACCATTTCTTGTGTTTTTGCTAGTTCTGGATCACTTACCAAACCGTAGTCTGCTAGTGGGCCATCTGGACCAGCAATCTCATCTGAAACGAAGAACTCAATATAGTCTTTCATACCTGCGACTTGATCAATGTGTGCCAGTTTCACATAGAACTGCAATGGACGGCTTACTGGATATTCACCGCTTGCGATTGATTCTGTGGTTGGCTGAACACCGTTGATGTCTGCTGCATAGATTTTGTCAGTGTTGTTCAACAGGAACGATAGTCCAAACACACCAATGCCTTCTGGGTTTGCTTCGATACTTGCTAGTGTTTCTGTGTAATCACCATCAATATCAACACTTGCTCCGTCTGTGCGCACTTTGAAGCATTCTTTCTCTGCTGCTTTTTTGTTACCATCTAGGTTCTTGAAAACAACATCATAAGTTCCTACAGTTTTACAACCTGCAAGCATAACTTTCTTTTCAAACACTTCACGAGTGCCGTGCTTGGTTCCTGGAATGAATGCTTTGATTGCTACATTTGGTAGGCTTGGATCAACATCTGCCCAAGTTTTTGCGTTTGATTTGTCTGATAGTGCTAGATAAATCTGTGCTGGTGTTAGGTTTTCAAAACCTTTGTTTGCCAATGCTGTT